AAGGCAAAGGACGCGGGATCGCACGGCGCGGGGCTCAACCGGCGGGCAAGCCGACACGACACATCCCCACCAGAAAGGGCACGACCATGTCGTCGTTTGCTCAACGTATTACTGCGGTCGAGCAGCGCCTCAACGGGCTGCGCGATCAACTCACCGACCACTGGACCAAAACCGACGATACCAACGTCAGTGACGAGCAATTGAATACCGCGAACGAGCTGACCGGCCACATCACGCAAGCGGAACATACGCTCGCCGGCCTGCGCGAGGCCGAGCGCCAACTCGCCGCGACCGCTGATGAGGGCGGCTCGCGCGCGGTCGCGGTGGTCGCTCGCAGCTCAACTGCGATCTCGCCCGTCCACAGCGCGGCCGACTCGCCGCGGCCATTCGCGATGCCGCGCAAGAAGACCGAGCCGCTCGATTTGTTGGTGCATTGTGGCGTCGCGCAGTTGTTCGCGCATCAAAAGCGCCAGCCGATCGACGTGACGATGCGCGAAATATACGGCGACGACGAGCTGCATCGCCAGGCGGTGACGTGGATCATGCGCGCCGCGACCGCGCCGGCCACCACTACCGCGGTCGGATGGGCCGCGGAATTGGCGCAGACCACCTATGCCGCGTTCATGGAAGTCCTCTATCCGGCGGCGATCTATCCGCGGCTGGCGGCCAAGGGACTTTCGCTTTCATTCGGTCCCTACGGCAAAATCCTGATCCCGACCCGCGCAACGACGCCGACGATCGCTGGCTCGTTCGTCGGCGAGGGTCTGCCGATCCCGGTTCGCCAAGGGCTGTTCACGTCGCAGACCTTGACGCCCAAGAAAATGGCCGTGATTACTTCGTGGACCAGGGAGCTGGGCGAGCATTCCGTGCCGGCGGTCGAGGGCCTGTTGCGCGATGCGATCCAGAACGACACCGCTATCTCGCTCGATAGCGTGCTGCTTGATGCTAACCCGGCGACCCTGGTGCGGCCCGCCGGTATCCTCAACGGCATCTCCGGCTTGACGCCCGTGGCCGGCGGCGGCTTCGCTGCCTTGGTCGGTGACATCAAGCAAATTTCCGGTGCGCTGCTCACTGGCACCAAGGGCAATGTCAGAACGCCAGTTTGGCTCCTCAACCCGCAACAGGTGAATTCCATCGGATTGGTAGCAGCGCCAGGTGCGGGCGTGTTCCCATTCCGGGAGGAAATCAGTCAAGGCCAGCTCGGCGGCTGGCCGGTCATCAGCTCGGGCACGGTGCCGCTCGGTACGGTGATCGCCCTCGATGCCGCCGACTTCGTGGCTGTCGGTGGCGACGCGCCAAGGTTCGAAATTAGCGACCAGGCTACGCTTGTGTTTGACGACACGGCGCCGGCCGACATCGGCACGTCCGGCGCGCCGGCCACGGTTGGTGCGCCCGCCAAGTCGATGTTCCAGACCGACTCGCTCGCGCTTCGATTGATCCTCCCGACTAACTGGTGCATCCGTCGTGCGGGCGTCGTTGCCTGGGTCGCCGGCGTGACCTGGTAGCGTAGCTTGCATACCCTACTCGATCCACTTAACAAGGAGCGCATCAAATGACCGACCAGCCTCATCAAGACGACGCTGCCGCCAGCAAGAAGCGGGAAGAGGAAACCAAGAAGCGGCTCGCGGAGGAAAAGACCGCCCGCGAGAAGCTGCACGCCGAGCAGCACGATGCAATGTCCGGCGTGAAGCCGACGCCGACCCAGGAAGAGAATGATTTGGCGGCGAGCGGCGTGCATGTGGTCGAGAAAGAGCCCGATGGCTCGCCGCTTGATACCGGCATGCTGCAGCAGGCCGAGCGCGAAAAGCGCCAGGTCGAGGCCGGCAAGACGCCGCAGCAGCGCGGCAACTATCCGACCCGAGCGACCACGGCAAATCCGACGCGAGAATGAACGCTCGCGCCTGGCTAGGGCGGATCGCCGATCGCCTCGTTCGCCGAGGCGAGGGCGACTTCCGCCCTGGCCCTTACCATCTGTCGGTGACGGGCGGCTGGTTGCCGGATGGTGCCGCTTGGAATTGGTGGCAACAGGGATACGACCCGATCACCGCGCCACGGTCGGCAATGGTCGAGGCTTGTGTCTCGGCCTATGCGCAGACCGTGGCAATGCTGCCGGGCGATCACTGGCGGCTCAACTCAAAGGGCGGGCGCGACCGCGTCAAGAATTCGGCGCTGTCCCGACTGTTGCGCTATTTCAACGATTATCAGTCAACAAGCGATTTCATGCTGAATGCGACTCGCTCGTTATATTTGTATGGCAACACCTATGCGCTCGCGCTGCGCAACGACCGATACGAAATCGACGAGCTCCATCTGATGGACCCGATGATGTCGGTGCCGCGGCTGGCAGTAAACGGCGAGATCTTCTATCAGCTCTACGGCAACGACGTCATCCAACGACGTCTCGGTGCCGACAATCAGTTGTTGGTGCCGCAACGCGACGTGCTGCACATCAAGCTACACACGATGCGGTATCGGCAACCGACGCCGCTCATAGGCGAGTCGCCGATCGTCGCCGCTTATTCCGATATTGGCGCCGGCTCGGCTATCGTCAATCAGCAAGGGTCGTTCTACGCGAACGAGGCGCGGCCGAGCGCCGTGCTCTCGACCGATCTCACGCTCGACAAGGACCAGCTCCAGGCGCTGCGCGACCGTTGGAACGAGCAGGCCAAGGGTCTGCACCAGGGCGGGACGCCGATCCTCACCGCCGGATTGAAAGTCCAACCTTGGGCGGTTGGCGGACGCGATGCGGCGACCGCGGATATCCTCAAACTCACTAACGAGCACATCGCGCTTGCCTTCCGCATTCCGCTGCAAATATTGGGGCTCGGCACAACGGGGTTCTCCTCCACAGAATTGTTGATGCAAAGCTGGATCGCTTCCGGGCTCGGCTTCGCGCTCAACCATATCGAGGAAGCCATCGGCGCGATGTTCCAGCTCAAGGGCGTGCCGGACGAGTATGTCGAGTTTGACACCGGCGCGTTGCTACGCTCGGCGATGAAGGATCGCATCGAAGCGCTGGCGCAGGGCGTGCAAGGCGGCATTTTCGCGCCGAACGAAGCGCGCAACCTCGAGGGGTTCGACCGCGTCGAGTTTGGCGACGAGCCACGTGTGCAACAGCAGGTTGTCCCACTGAGCCAGGTCGGGAAGATCCCGGCCGCGCCGGCGGCGCCGCCGCCTCCCGCAGCGCCGCCGGCTCCCGCAAAGCCGCCGCAAAAGAGCAACCGCGATGACATTGCACGAGAAGTCAGAAGCCTATTTGCCAGTGCCGACCGGATCGGACGACGACGCGCTGCTTCTTGATGCATGGCGCGAGGCGCTTGCCGAGGCGCTCGCCATCGAGCGCGGGCAATGGCAGCGCCAGCGCGAGCTGATCGAGGCGCAGGCCGCAGCGACGATCGCCGAGTTGCGGGCAGTCGTTGCCGAGTTGCGCGGCGAGGTCCGGCAGATGGTCGCGGATGGGCTGAACGGCGCTATCCTGCTGCCGCCCGAGCTGGCCGGGCAAGTCGCAAATGCGGCGCGCCAATTGCAGGAGCCGATCGCGAGCGAGCGCCCATCAAAGGTCTTGCGCATCGAGCGGGACGAGAACGGCGCGCTCGTGCCGATCTATGACGAGCCGCAGCCGTGACCGTCAATCTTTCGCAAGCCGCGGCCAATGAGATGCTCGACACGCTCGGTAAGATGATGAACGGCGGCACCATCGAGCTGTCGTCGGACAATGGAGTAACACTCGCAGTGCTCAAACTCTCCCATCCGGCGGCCGATACCGCCGAAGGCGGCGAGCTCGTATTCAACAAGATCACCGAGGAAGACGCTGCACTTGCACAAGGCAATGCCGCGGGCGCGCGCATCCTGGCCGCTGATGGCAGCGAGATATTGTCTTGCGATGTCGGCGATGAAAAATCCGATGCGGTCGTCAAGCTCAATACCACCAGAATCTATCGAAACGGCCCGGTGCGGATCACATCCTTCCGTTTGGGGATGGCATAATGGCGGTCAATTACGCCGCGGCGACGAAAACGGCGCGCATGGCTGCCACGATCTTGCAGATCGACGCCAATGCTTCGCCTGCTTACATCGAGATATGCACGGCGTCGTTTGCCGCCACGCTCGTAACAATCACGTTGTCTGATCCCAGTTTCACGGAATCGGGTGGCGTGATCACCATGGCCGGGGCGCCAAAATCCGGCGTTGCGACCGGTGCCGGCACCGCAGCGGTGGCGCGCATCAAGGATGGCGGCGGCACGACCAAAGTGAATAATCTTACATGCGGCACGAGTGGTGCCGATATCAATCTCAACAGCACGACGATCAGCATAGGCCAGACCGTGACCATTACGGCAGGCAGTATTACTCACTCACCCTGACAGATGACACAGCAAACCATCAATATCGGTTCTGCCGCTAATGACGGCACCGGCGATCCGCTGCGGACATCGTTTGTCAAGACAAATGCCAACTTCACCGAATTATATGCCTACGCTGCGCCGTTCGATGCGATGGCGTATAACGGGGTGCAGCTCAATGGGGCGATGGAGGTAAGCCAGGAGCTTGGTACAACGGGATCAAACGTAGCCGGAAAATATCTTTGCGACGGATGGCGACTTCAATTCAGCGGCACGATGATCCTTTCTGGCGGGATCGGTGCTGGTGGGTTCCCAGGCTTCACGAGCCAACTTTTTTTAGTAACACCTACGGCACAAGCATCGCTCGGTGCAAATGATTTTGGCTGCATCACGCAGCCCATTGAAGGATATCGGGTTGGGCGGCTGGCATGGGGCACGGCCTATGCACAGCCGATTACCATTTGCTTCTGGTCGGCGCATCACAGAACAGGTTTGTACTCAGGCAGCGTGCGCAATGGTGCGAACAATCGTTCCTACGTTTTCACCTATACGCAAGCGGCGGCTGATGTTGGTCAATACAACATCATCACAATTCCCGGCGATGCGGCGGGAACGTGGGCCACGGATAACACAACTGGTTTGGTGCTTAGTTTGACGATGGCCGCCGGCACCAGTATCACTGCATCGGCGGCAAATGCTTGGTCTGCTGGAGCCTTCATCGCTGCGCCTGGAACCATCAACGCCGTCGCCGCAACAACGGACGCCTTCCGCATCGGTGGTGTCATCGTCCTTCCCGGCAACGAAGGGCCAAGCGCGGCGCGTTCGCCTTTCACCATGCGGTCGTTCGATCAAGAGCTGATTACGTGCCAACGCTACTGGCGCAAGAACAATTCCGCTACCGGCATCGGAGGCACCGCGACCTTAGTGCGAATGAATGTGCCGCATCCAGGTATGCGCGTCGCGCCAACGCCTAGCGTCGCGGCGGCAGTAGCGATCACCGATGTTTATGCCAGCAACCCGGTGCAAAGTGCGGCAAACGTCGCGATCTATGCGAACACTGCGGACGGCGGTCAATATGATTTCGGTAATTTCACCGGACTGACTGTTGGCAGGGTTTATGTCTATCTCCCAAATTCATCGCCGCTGCTGCTTGACGCGAGGATGTGATGGCAGATTATCAGCTCACCGGGTTCAACGATGTCGTGATCCGCACGGTGGACAACATCAGTATTCCAAATGATCCAGCCAATCGCGACCGCATTGAATACGACAAGTGGCTTGCCGACGGCGGTGTGCCCGATCCTTATGTGCCGCCTGAGCCGGTGCCGCCCGCGCCGACCAGCGAGCAAACAATCCTATATAATCACGAGAACCGAATACGAGCGCAGGAAGGCGCGCCGCCGCTGTCGATTGCTGACTTCGTCATGAAAATGAAATGAAGACACGGTGACCCTGACCTCGGCAACGATCACGCACGTGACATGACCGCCATCGGCACGCTAGCTGCGTTCGAAGCATCGGTCTTTGCACCGACCGTTGACGCTGCTGCACCGACTGTCGATGCCAGCACGCCGACCGTTGACGCACTTAACGAAGGTGACGTTGCATCGTTTGTTGGTGCGGTCACTGCTACGGCCTGGACTGGCACGCTGGCGGCGGTCGAGGCGGCAGATATCGCATCGTTTGCCGCAACGGTCGTAACGCTCGGCACGCTCGCCGCGACGGAGGGGGCTGATGTATTTGCGGCGACCGGTACCGTTGCATCGGCCGGCGAGATCGTCGGTTCGCTCGAGGCCGGCGAAGGCGGGGATACTGCGGCGTTCGCTGGTGTCGTTCCGGTTCCGGTGGTCGTTGTTATCGGCGGCGGGGGCTACTATCCGCCCGAGCGGCCCCTCCCGGTCGAGGGCACCGGTTACGGCATGCTGCCGCGGCTCGAGGGCGAGGCGCACGGCGTCGTGGTTGGCGCCCGCGCCGCAACGCCGGTTCGGGTCGAGCCTTGGGAGGTGGCCACCGTATCCGCCGGTATTGCCGCGGCGCGGTTGTCAATCAAGGCGGTGGCAACCGGCAATCATGGCCGGATCGGCGCCGGGATTGTGCTGCTCCGAGCCGGCGCTACGGGCTCGGGCGTCGTCGGTACGCACGGCAAAGGATCAGGCATGATCGTTAATCTCGTGGGCACTGGTTCCGGGCAACATGACGACGACGAAGCCGCCGCTATCGCATGGATGTTGGCAGCATGAGCACTCCTGGCCCCCTGGGATATTCGCTGCTCGACGGG